TGCCTCACCACTACAGTATGCACAGATGTAAGAGTCACGCTTGAGTACACGCAATCGCTGATCCTTCCAGCGTTGAGTACCTAACTCTCTATGACTTGCAGCTCTACTCAATGCCAACCCTTAATCTTAAAGTGAGACCATGCTTTGCATGCTGATCCATCATACCTATGATCTAAGTATCTCATGTGTAACTGTATCTGTTGCATAGGGTTCATGTCTTTAGCAATAGGGTTCTTAATCTGTAATAATCCATAGACTCTATGAGTACCAGATAGATTACCTACTGCTTTATGATTCCATGCTGATTCTTTTGCTATAAGTAACTTAATACATTTAGCCTCAGTCTTATTCATTGTGGCATTTATGTATTTTCTAGGATTGTATTTGAAGGCATCTATTTGCCCAGTATTAGCAGCAGACATTGGTGATAATAGAGTTATCCCAATAGCGATGGCTACCGAGCGAGCTATCCGCGAGCGGCTCGCTCTGAGCCCCTTATGGGCTCTAGCCCTGAGAGTACCGAGTGTGTCAAGCATGTTTTAACTCCTTACAGGTAAAAGTGCTGGTCAGAGCCTTAATTGGCTCACCCTTGCGTTGGGCGTGTCGTTAGTCTTTGCCCCATCCTTTGCCCTTGAAGTGAATTGGATTAGCCGTAATTATCTTTGTCATTGGTTCATTACAGTATTGACATAGAACTACTGGTCGATTGTGCCATCCATGAGTGATCTCTTGATTGAGATTGCATCGGCTGCATTTGTAGTCGTAGGCTGGCATGTTAAACATTTCCTTATCATGTATGACCCACATCCAGAGCAACGGTCGATGTCTGCTTCTGTAGGTTCTTTGTCTAAGTGACCGTATTTAAGTATGAGTAGTGGCAATAGATCGGCCAATCGGATGATGGCGCAATACTCAGCAGCATCTTCTCCTTGTCCGTTAAGCCGTAAAACCCCGAACCCCAATTCCCCAGATTTGTCAGTTCGAGCTTTTAATTGTCGTAAATAACTGAGAGGCTGAAAGCCCGTTCTAGATTTGACCTCACAGTCAAAAGGAACTCCGACAATGTCCTTGCCACTACCCCTTCCCACATTAGCATTAGGCCAGACAGTCGATAGGTACTGACTGACTACACGCTCAGTGCGGAAACCTCGTGTGCGCCTGCTATTAGCCATTTACCGCATGACACTTGCGACACTGCCATGCACCAACTACAGGCTTTTCTTCTTTAATTACAATGTTAGCAACAATGTCTCTAGCTTCTGTTGGCTCATTACATAATTGACAGTTGATGATTTCTATGAACGGAATGTCATCAAAGTTGACCCATCCACCTAGACCATCTGCATTATGTATCTCGATGTAACCCATTATGCTCTCGCTTTCTGTGGTTCCCATGTGCCTTGACTACTTAGCTGATACCAGAGTGTCGGACACTTAGGCTCTGACCCTTGTACACCAATGTGTCGGCAGAAGTACCCACCCCATGCACGACCATTCTTGTTACCATCCTTGAACTCCATGTCGCCATGCTTGCAGCTAGGAACAATCTTTGCAGTACCTAGAATCTCTGCAACGGTATCAACAGCCTTGTCCAATGTGACAGGTGCATCGACTTTCTTTAGTGACTCATCCTGCTCACCAAAAGGTGTAGTCCAGTAATCCTTGTCAACCTTAGGCGCTGGAGCCTTCACTACCTTTGTCATTTCCTCGCGGCTTGGCCTTTTTCCTTTAGTTGCATAACCTGCATTTGCAAGCGCTCTGCCGATCGCCGAAGTCTCACAATTCTCCAATGCTGAAGTCTGGTTAACGCCTCTACTAGTAACTGTTTCTTCAGCCAGACCAGTCGCCCACGCAACACTGTCTGTAGCAGTCTTGAATAGATAAGCCTTAACAATGTATCGATTACTCTCGATAACTTCCAACTCAGTTGATACACGAAAATCTGGATAGTCCTTAATAAATTTCTCAAGTCTCACCTCTACTGGTTCATAATCGGCTAGGTTAAACATACAATTCGTCCTCTTCTGTTTTGAGTTCACATGCTAATGCGAGATAAGCACAGGCATCGATGTAGGAATCAATGTGGCTTGGTGATTCTTGGATTCTTGAGAGCTTGACCTCGACCATTGCAAGACAAGCTTGGTAGTCCTCGATTGGGAAATCAAGTAGATTGGTAAGTCTCCTAGCAATCCGATCTTGGTTGATTTTTGGATGACCGTAGATTGCACCACGATCTTGCATGACATCGGTTGCACTTTGTAAGATCTCACTGGCTTTCATTCTTGCCAGAATTCTTGACGGTTCACAGCTCGGCCTCGATGGTATCCCTCACGGAAACCCTTTTGATAATTGCCCTGCGCTACATGTGAATAAATCAATCCAACTAATAAAGGAAACAGCATTAAAGCTGCTCCGATAATCTGATTGTCAGTCATCTTGCTCCTATCGCACCAGCGCCCTCGGCTGGTGACAGGCTTAGTGTTGCACAGCCATGCGACTATTTGGGTTTAATTTGATAACGAAATGATAACGATTCTGCCTCATCGACTGCATCGTCAATAGTCTTGCGGACAGGAAAGATGTCTCTAACGAGGTCGTCCATAGACTTTCCCATTGACTATGAAAGTACCGTTTTTCTCAATGTAGATGAGATCGACTTGGACATTCTTGCCATGCACATACATGATGGCAAATGCCTGTTGCCAATTAGCCGTTCCTTTGGTGTATGCGGCCTGTTTGAAGTCCATTAGGTTTCCTACCTCAACCCCATGCAGAACACGCCCCAAACGGCCCCCTATGGCTTCTGAGAACGATGTCCTGCCCGCTCTATGCGTATGGCCAGAGATAATGTTGGTGCCCGTCCTGCGTGAGGCTTCCAATGCGCTCAAACCGCCGTGTGGCTTAATAGGTGTGTGATCGCCATGAACTGCCATCCAGCCCGGAGCTAGTGGCATTGGCTTCTTGTGAAAGGTAATTCCTAGCTCGTCAAACTTCATAAACTTCTCAAAGCGAAGCTCTGGCAAAGATAGAAAAGATGGGATCTTTTTCATGATTACATTGTAAAGACGATCGGTATGGTTTGACCGAATACAGTCAGTAACCCCTAAATCCCACAACAATTCAACACAGCGATCACGGTCATCACCCAAAGTTTGTGAGTATGCCTCAGGAGTGGACTCCGACCATTTTGAAATGGTATTGAAATCTATTTCATCGCCGATCGTTACTGTTTGATCTGGCTTGAAAGTTGCTAAAAATTTAGAGATGTTGCGTGTTACATGGACATCTTCAAAAGGGACCTGAAGATCACTCAAAATAACTATTCGCTTAATCGTCATCCTCATCTTCATAATCGCCGAACCTTTCTGGCTCAACTGGAGATGGCAAGATCCATGCTGGATAAGACTGTGGCTCTGTAATCATAAACAGAGCAATAGACTCAGGAAACCCAGCCTTCTTTAAGGATTTGTAGAACTCGTGCAACCCAATGCAGTAAGCATCGAGTGGAGAATAACCCTCATCTACTAACTTGTTAGTTGCTTTTCTTGCCATAGGATAATTGTCACTTCTCTAGTATGCGAAGGATGGTTTCGACACGCGCCTCAAGCAAATTGATTTGATCGCGCATTGATGAGCCAGAGTTAGGCTTTAGTTCTGCGAGGTAGTGCTTTACTAACCAACGCACCGAGCCAATAAACGAACCAATAACGGTCGTAGCAGCAACAACAAGAGCCGCCGTGTCCTGCGCAGTCATTATCGTTTAGGTGAGGCATAACCGAACACGCCAGACAGTATCGACCACAGGATTGCTTTGTGATCTAGTTCAAAGTTAGTTGCTGACCATGCTGCTAAGAAGGCTCCAGCTGCGAGGATGATTGGATTCTTTAGATTCATAGTGTTCCGCCTAACATAGGTATTTGATAAAATTCACCGCGTAAGTCAGCTTCTTTCTTAAAACTGAAATGCACATGGTGATTGTGTTTGTTAGCCCCTGTGTACTTGCGCCACTTCCACCGAAGGATAGGGGAGCAGATTTGCCCGTCAAAAATAATGTAAGCAATACGCTTTTCGGATCCTTTTTTACATGCGGCACGAATCTGATCAACAAGATCGGGCATGAGATCAGGCTTGGCTTTTCCTGATAATTCACGATCGATGTCGATGGCACGAACCCAGCCTTGCTCATCTGGATTATGATCAGACTTACGAGCACCATGTCTGGTATCACCGATCCAACCATCCGATGTGCGGTCACGATCGCTGTAGGCATCATCGATTTGCTCACGAAGTTGTATCGCTGCTCTACTTAGTTTTGGAGTCATTTTCTAATGATTTCAAATAAGCCTGATAGTCAATGTTTTCAAGGTCGCAAGGAATGTTTGAGATAGTTCCATCATCATTTGTGCGCTCAACATATTTACTATATCCAAGATCAATAAATTGATATTTCATAATTCAATGCTCATTTCAAAGACTCCTGTTTGATCTATAAATCCTGTTCCATTGTTTGTAACAGTAAAATTAAGAGAAATTGTTGTATTATTTGTGGCCGAAACCCCAAAAGTATTAGCATTATTATAACCTGGGGCTGTAATTACGGTTGTTGTTGGTGTAGCTCTCATGGCTACAGGCAAAAAGGCAAACTGATTACAAAGAGCGCCAGTATTATTATATTGGCGAATATAAGTAGTATTTGATCTTATGTAATATCTTTGGCAAGCGGCAGTTTCACTTGCTAAATTGCCTGTGGCAGTTTGAAATGCTGTTGCAGTAGAGCCAGATTCGACTTGAAAACCCCAGATGTCAAAAGTTTGAGATGCGGTTGGTATGTAATAAACATATGCTTGCAAAAAACTACTTGTTCCAACAGTTTTACCTGTTATTGAAGGAATTGTAATTGTTCTGCTAAATCTTTGCCATGATGTTGTAACAGATAAAGTTGAACCTGTTGTTGTTACTGTTCCTGAACCACCTGAACCAAAGTTTTGCGCAAAAGCCGGAGTAATTGTTGTGTTAGTAGATGCCTTAGCCCAAAAAGAAATAGTTACTGTTTGATCAGCAAAAGTACGCACATCTTCGATTCTTTGACTAATTTCATTGTATGTTGTAGTTGATCCAGCTGTTAAGCGAGCAAAATACTGACTTTCATATCCTGATACTGGAGCTGTTCCCGGGGTAAAAGTTTGTTGTGAAAATGTAGAAGTTCCTGCGGTGTGAAGTGAATAACCAAAAAAACGGTCAGGCAAATAAGTGGGTGTTGCATTAGTCAGCGTAGTTGTCGTACCTCGTTGCCAAATAGCAAAATCACCATTGATAATTTTATTTTTCCCAGCATAAAAATTAGTGGTTTGACCAATAAGATTGATTGTGCCATTAGTGTCATTGATGTCCGATGCCGAAAAGACATCACCATCTACATAAGTGGTTTTTGCTGGTAATCCTACTGCCATGATTGTTTCTCCATAGTCCTATTCTAGTACATCACATCGAGTAATGGCTCTTGCGTGGTCAAAACTGTTACCCAAGTGTTAGGGGTGATGCTGTGGCTAATTCCTTGACATTGGAGGGTTTTAACAATCGTTGTGCCTGACACATTTGCATTGGTAATTTCCATAGTGTCAAAATAATCAAGATCCAAAGCTGCAACTATTCCAGCCCCATAGGCTAAAGTAACCAAGTCAAGGCTAATAGACTCAATACGAATAGTGGTGTCCTTACGGGTTGTGACATAGGCGGTTGCTAGGGCTAAGGCATTGGCATCTGTCTGCATAAGCATCTGGTCTGCTGTTACAGAATGCAGGAAATACTTACCCACGGAAGTAGCATCAGAGAAAGTCTGAGCTGTTCCGCCTATACGTGTGACAGTAGCCTGATTAACGATTGTCTTGTCATCATGGGCAAAGGTGATTCCTGCGTAGTTTATGTCCGAAGATCCAACAGCATTAGAAAACTTTGTAGGTGTAGCAGATTGGGCATCATAGACATACTGACGGTTCTTAAATACAGCGTTGCCAGACTTGTCCACATAGAAAGCCCCCTGCTCCGTGAACTCGGCCGTCTGCACTGCTGTAAGACCTGTGCGCACCGTTGCAGGATCGGCTACACAGGTTGTATTGCCAGTTTGGATTGATCTCTGGCTTGCAGGCCATCCGACTGTATCTAGGATCTTGTCAATGCGTGTGCCAGTATCTTGTCCTGCTGCTTGCCCTGTGACGGTAGTCACATTCGAGTTAAACAATAACTTAAATCCATCTGAACAGATTAAATCGACATAGCCAATTTCCTGATCTTTAGGATAAGTGTAAAGGTATTCCGTAATGTAACCCTTAAAGATTGGATAGTTTGTTCCAGAGTAATCGGCTGAAATTTGAATAGAGCGTAAAGGTACAAGATTGGGATAGTAGGGACTCGTTACCGATTGGGGATTCCACGCGCCCGTTTCGTCAATAATCCGAACAGTTGCTGTACCTGATAGATACTTATCCTGAAATAAGTTGCGCTCTTTGCGAGTGTCTATTTTAGAGACTTGAGCAGATACATCCACAATAGTTGTAGATCCAGAAGCGAACTCAGCAAAACCTAGACGAGATGTACCCAGGATAAATGGATCACCAAATGATGCTCCACCAGTCAGATTGATCTTGACGATAGGGGTTGCTGGTAGTGCCATTAGTAAGCCGTACTGTAATTTACTGGAGTACCAGATGCCTGCTGTGCGTAGAGTCCTTGAGTAATGGCTGCAACTAGATCGCGTTCTGTTGTAACTGAGCCAGTAACATTGACATTGACTACTGTGCCGCCGCCACTACCATAAAAAGAATCCGATGGAATCATCTGTGTTGGGAAGGGATTTGTGTTTGAGTAGTTTGGATAAGGTTTTTGAACTCCCGGGTAGAAAGAATCCGACGGGAGCATCTGTGTTGGAAAACCACTACCGCTTATAGGCTTAACCATAGCCAACATAGATAGTTCGTAAGCCATCTTTTGAATAGTTAAAAGCCATGCATTAAAGGGATTTTGGATGTCATTTAGACCAACCATGTCTGTGCGAAGGGTTGCCAACTTCTGAGCATTATCAACCATGCTGTTAGCCAACTTGGCAGCCGCTATTATGTTGCCTTCATTGATCGCAGCTTCTAGTTCGTAGATGTCTTTCTTTAAGGCTACGCGAGCCTTTTCCTCATCCGTTAACTTACTCTGAGCAGCAGCGGCTAATTGGATTCCTTCTTCATCAAAGACTTTTTTACCTTCTGCAAGGACTAGAGCAGCCTTATCTAATACTTCTTGCTTTTTCTTCTCAGCTGCTATCTGCTTCTGAGTCGCAGATAACTTCTTTGCATTAGACAACTGGGTTGCCCCTAGTTTAGTAATCTTTGTTTCAGTGGTGAGTTGCTGTTGTCTAGCCTTATGCTCATTAGGATTGAAGTCAGTTCTAACCTTGCCAGCCTCGCGAAGCATTTCAAGGTATGAGCCAAGAATAGGAATCATGCCAACATTAAAGTCACCCAAAATTGGAATGTCGTTTAACTTGCTTGCTAAAGTTCCTACGCCACGAATAACATCTGCAATGTAAGTTGCTGTGGCCTTCATGTTATTTGCTAGGTCAGCAGCAGATGTGTTTTCACCTAGATTAGTTAAAGCATCAATAAGGCCAGTACCGATAATCTCAGAGGCATTGGCTGCACCTACTGAAAGAATGGCTAGTTGGCCTGAGAAAGTCTGTGTAGCTGCTGAAGCAGAGCCAGCAAATGTATCTGCTAACTGTGTCGTAATTTCTTCAAAGGATTTAGTCTTTAGATCGGCTTTGCTAAGTCCTACACCTAAGCGAGTAAGTGCTGTGTTATTGCCTAAGTATGCGCGACTCAATGCCGTAGTTACAGAATTAACATCTTTACCTGTCGAAGCACTTATGTCCAGTG